TACGGCGTGAAGGAATGTGCCGCCGCCATACGAGCAAGGGGACAGGCATGACAGACAAAGAAAAAGCCTACGCACTGCTAAGAAAGCTAGCAGACGAAACAACGTATGTGATGGTTCATCCCAACGAACTGCGGATTCTTTTAGACGATCTTGACCATATGAGACTTAGGGTTAGGATTGCCAGAGAAGAACTAAGCGATGCTTGGCAACTTTACAAAGGGGATATGGCATGAACCGTTTTGCTTTAGTCAGAGAGCTAGTCAAAGACCCGTCATTGCGAGTCACGGAGATTGCATGGAAAACTGGCTACAACAAAGGTCATGTCTCAAGACTACGCAAGGAAGCTAAAGGAGATTCCATGATCGAAAACAAAAGCGCAAAGACGCCAGCAGATAGTTCTATGGCGTGGGGTTGTCAGTGTGGCAGAGCTTATACGGTGACATGTATTTCAAGCAAACCACAAAAGAAGGAATGGGTTGGGCTGACGGCTTATGAAATACAAGAGATCTATTCAGGAAATCAGCACTGGGGCAATTTTGCTTGCGCCATAGAAGCCAAGCTAAAGGAGAAGAACACATGAGCAGAGAAGCTATGCAGATGGCGCTAGAGGCGTTGGAGAGTGACCCACTAAGTCATGCTGGGCTTGTTAGTAGAAAGCAAGCCATCGCCGCACTACGCCAAGCACTGGAGACAGAGCGAGAATGGGTTGGGCTGACGGATCAAGAAATAAACAGTGTTTGTTACAAAAGAGATTGGACTGCGCCTTGGACTAATACGACTTTTGCCCGAGCTATTGAAGCCAAGCTGCGGGAGAAGAACGGCGGTGAATATCGTAACGGGGCTACGACTGAAAGAACTAAGCTAAGTCAGGAGAACACATGAGTGGCGATCACAATATGAAGGATTCATTTGAGTGTCCAAGGTGCGGACATTGTTGCGCTGTTGATGAATGGGAGGTTCAAGACAACGTAAACCATCCTAAGCACTACACATCTCATCCTTCTGGAGTAGAGTGCATAGAGATCACGGAGCACATGAACTTCAACCTTGGTAATGCTACTAAATACGTTTGGAGAAGTAGCCTAAAAGGTAAAAATGTTGAAGATCTCAAGAAGGCTATTTGGTACTTGGAAAGAGAAATCGCGAGGATAGGATGACTAACGAGCAAAAGAAGATTCTTACTTACCTGAAAAAGCGTAAAACACCTGCTGACTTAAAGTCAGTGAGGCTACAGACAAAGATCGACAAACAAACGACGGTTAACTGTCTAAACGCTCTGCTTAAAAAAGGCTGCATAAAAACATCGTTTAGGATAGACCCGTTTACCAAGGAACGTGTTTGGGAGTGGGTCAAGGACGAGTACGAGGCCAAGAAGGTGTCCAGGCCGAAGAAAAAGTTCAAGCCTATCTTAGCCAAACCTAAGCAAGAAGAGGAAGGCGTAAACATCAGTTTTTTTAATAATCCGTTCAATCTGAGGGTCGCATGAACTTACACGAAGCAGCAGCCATGAGTGCCGCACAAGACATCATTGAGCAAGCACAGTCAACAAGTGCGCTAGAGCAACGAGCACTAGCAATTGTCAATCTGTCTGTAGAGCTACACAGGAAAGCAATAGACCTAAGACTGCAAGCAGAAGAGATTCTCAAAGAAATAAGGTATGGGTTAAAATGAAAGTTGGCTCCTTCCCCTCCTTTGCCCGACGCGATGTTGGGCGTTTTTTTGTATGAACGCAGCGGTCTACACGGCGATTTTTGGCAACTATGACCCGTTGCATTACGCGGTCAGACAAAACGTTCCTACGGCCTTCTACGCGATCCTAGACGGTGTTAAGAAGCCTCAAGGATGGCAGCAAGTCATCACAAGCAGACGTTTCTCAGATCCTCGTATGGATGCCAAGTGGTTTAAGGTATTCCCAGACAAGCTGGAGTTTTCTGAGGACTACGTGATCTGGATAGACGGGTCGATAAGGATCACAAGCCCTGAGTTCGTGGCTTACATGATCGACCAAGCCGGAGATACGATGGCAGCATTCCAACACCCTTGGCGAACTTGTATCTACCAAGAGGCCGGAGAATGTTGGGATATGGTCAAGTATCAAGACCAACCTATCTTGGCTCAGGTCGAGCATTATCGGGATCAAGGGTGGCCGCAGGATGCCGGTCTTATTGCTGGCGGGGTTCTATGTTGGAAGCGTAGTTACATCAATCCCCAGGCTAATCAAGATTGGTGGATCGAGATGATGAAGTGGACGCTACAGGATCAACTGTCGTTTCCGATCATCGCAGACAGAAACGGGTTAGAGGTTAATGTTTGCACAGAAAACCTCATGAATAACAAATACTTTCAGGTGGTAGCCCACCATAGGATGGAGGAGTATGAAAAAAGTTCCGATACTCATTTGTACGGTAGGGAGTCCAAGTCTTGAGATCGCGTTGTCGTCAATCAAACTTTACGCCAAAGAAGCGCCTGTATATCTGTCGAGTCGGGCCGAGACAATGGACGAACGAATTTACAAATGGGTACTCAACTCGGCGGGTAATTTCGGTGATGCCTACAACCGGATCATGGACGACGCATTTAGCTCACACGATGCAGTCATCATCGCCAACGACGACATCTGTCTGACTCCAGACTCTTACAGACTCATTCTTGAGGATGCCGAGCATCTACAGAAGGCGGGACATAAAGTCGGGGTTTTAGGTGCGAGGTCTGACAATATCTTAGAGGCCCAGAACATCCGGTTCGAGGGTGGCGCAAGAAACGGGATGAAATGGGCGGAAGAACAGACGATCAAAGAAACGAGCGTCATTGCGCCGATCTTTGCTTACATCACCAATGAAGCCTTTAAGTCGGTCAGGTTTCCTCCCATCAACTGGTTTTCAGACAACGTGTTTTGTCATACACTTACGGTATGTGACTTTAAGCATTTTGTTTCAAGGAGTTACGTTCACCACGCAGGAAGTCAAAGTGTGGGTAAGGACGACTCTAAGAACATCAAGGAGGCAGCAGCATGGATGTGGGCAAACGAACCAGGGATAGCAAGACACTACCGTCTCCCTACAGAATGAAAGTGCCTCCTGTACCTATCAGGTACGACAGGAAAGTAGGCATTCCTTTACAACCACAAAAGGCTAAAAAATGAAAGGCTTGCTTTCCCCTAAAGTGATGATCGTTGTGAAACAAAACGGCGAGGACGAAGAATCATCAGATTGCCCAGTTGCGACACAAGACATCGAGGTTAACCTCAAGAACCGTCAGAAAGCGATAGACAAGGCTCAGTATGGGCCTATGAACCCTAACGAGCCCAATAGTCAATATTGGCGCGATATGGGTGCTAAGTGGCGTGTTTCTGGCGAACAAGCCAAGAAATCGCGTTGTGGGAACTGCGCTGCCTTCAACCAAAAGCAGTCTATGCTTGACTGTATTGAGAAGGGTTTAGGCGAGGAAGATGATTGGTCGGCGGTCGATGCTGGCGATCTTGGTTTCTGCGAGATATTTGACTTTAAGTGCGCTGCGCTTAGGACTTGTGCGGCATGGGTAACTGGTGGGCCAATAACTGACGAGGAAGGCTATGAAGAAAACGAAAGCGGAAAAGAAGATCTCGAAAGTAATGACTGAGTTTGGTAAGGGTAAGTTGCACTCTGGAAGCAAGAAGGGTCCAGCAGTAACTAATCCCAAGCAGGCGATTGCGATTGCACTTTCTGAAGCTGGTGTGAAGAAGAAGAAATGACCGCATCCTGGACAAGGAAAGAAGGCAAGAACGCCAAGGGTGGGCTCAACGAGAAGGGCCGGAAGTCTTACGAGCGTGAGAATCCTGGGTCTGACTTAAAGGCTCCTGTTAAGTCAGGCGATAACCCGCGTAGAGCGTCTTTTCTTGCGCGAATGGGTAACATGCCAGGCCCAGAGAGAAAACCCGATGGGAGCCCTACCAGACTGCTCCTGAGCCTAAAGGCGTGGGGCGCAAGTTCCAAGGCTGATGCTAAGGCAAAGGCTAAAGCTATCTCGGCGAGGAACAAGAAGTGAAGCGCAGAAAGGGTCTGCTGGACGAAGAGAAGTTTTTGCCTCCGCTGCCTGAGCAGTTGCCGAGGGGCGTGAGTTCGCTTCCAGGGTACGGGCAGACAAGTCCTATAGCGCAGGGTCTACTAGGGTTTACGGGTAGGAATCCGACGTATTCGGTAATGGATCCACAAGCACAGCAGATGTCTGATGCTTACAGACTAGGTGAACAAGCAAGCGTTGCTAGTCAGTTGTACGGGTCTATGCTTCCTTTTGCGGCAGCGTCAACAATGGCAAGCGCACAGCGAGCAGGAAGTTTGTTGAGTCCGCTTACTGTGTTTCATGGTTCTCCACATAAGTTCAGTAAGTTTGACGCAAGCAAGATCGGAACAGGCGAGGGAGCGCAGGCTTACGGGCATGGTATTTACTTGGCTGAGAATCCAGAAATTGCAAGGTCTTATCAAAAAACATTGTCTGGTTTTGAGCAGCCGTTTATTCAGTTTGGCAAGTCAAAAATAGCAGGTCAAGATTTAAGCGACCTTGATCTTGAGGCATTGAAATACCTTGAGATTGGACAGCGTAATGCAGGTCAGTTTCCCCACAATACCCTTTATTACGCAAAACAAGCTGCAAAAAGCAAACCAGATGTTATTAATCGTTTAGATGAATTTGGTAGAGATGTAAAGTTTGGATATGAAAAAAATCAAGGTGCTTTCTACAAAGCAGATCTACCAGACGAAGAAATAGCAAAGATGCTAGATTGGGATAAGCCGCTAAGTCAGCAGTCTCGGACTATACAAAAGTTTGCACTTGAGAACAGCAAGCCTTTGGCAAAACTAGTCAAATTTCAACAAGCTAACAAACTCAATGAAAACCCGCCAAAGTCTATCTATGACTTAAGTGGTGGCGAATTGATGCGAGAGCTTGGGTCTCCACAAGAAGTGGCGCAAAAGTTACGCGATTCAGGCATACCAGGGGTTCGCTACCTCGACCAAAACTCGCGCGGCGCTGGTAAAGGAACATCTAACTTCGTTGTATTCCCAGGCGAAGAATCTAAAGTGCGTATCATGGAAATAAACGGTAAGCCTGTAGTCATAGACGAAGAAGAGCTTATGAGATCAGGTTTATTAGGTCGGTAATCTGTTGCAAACAAACAACGAATGGACACTAAACAATCTGAAGATACTGAGAAAAAGATTCCACCGGCTGCTGGCAATGGGAGGCCAAAGGGTTCGCCTAACAAATCTACTGCTGCGGTGAGGGAAGCTATTGCGAAAATGGCTGAGATGAACGCTCCGAGGTTCGCAATGTGGTTGGACGAAGTGGCTCAGAAGAGCCCAGAGAAGGCTTGCGACATCTATCTAAGAGCGATTGAGTACCACATACCTAAATTAGCGCGAACAGAGGTAACGGGAACTGACGGTCAACCAGTTGCGATGCAGATCTCATGGGCGCAACCCGAATAGTCATCCCTTATGCGCCGAGGGAGCAGCAGCTAAAGATCCACAATGCGCTATCAGACAAGCGTTTTGCTGTTGTTGTCGCGCACAGAAGATGTGGAAAATCCGTATCTGCGATCAACCATCTCATCAGAGCAGCGATAGAAAACAACAAGGAGGCTCCGAGATATGCTTTCATCGGGCCTACCTATTCCCAGACCAAACGAGTTATCTGGGATTACCTCCTCAAGTTTACCCAACCCCTTAACGCCACTGCCAATATTGCGGAGCTTAGGGTTGATTTCTGGGGCAGACGCATCCAACTTGCGGGGTCTGATAACCCAGACTCTCTGCGAGGACAGTATTTTGACGGGGTTGTATTCGACGAATTTGGCGATCAAGACCCGCGTATCTGGTCGGAGGTGGTTCGTCCAGCCTTGTCGGACAGAATGGGATGGGCGTTATTCCTCGGAACCCCAAAGGGAAACAACCACTTCAAGACCCTGAGAGACCATGCGTCAGAGCATAACGATTGGGCCTTGCTTGAGTTCCGAGCATCCGAGACAGGTCTTATCCCTCAAGCTGAACTCGATGCAGCTAAATCTGAAATGGGAGACGACAAGTATTTACAGGAGTTTGAGTGTTCCTTCGACTCAGCCATCGAGGGAAGTTACTACGGGCAACTTCTCAATGAGCTACCGTCTGAGCGATTCCACGACATCCCTGTAGACGGTTTAGCTAAGACTTACTGTGCCTGGGACTTAGGGATAGGCGACTCCACTGCAA